ACACTTGAACATACTATATGCAGATGATACACTGGGTTACAGTGATACATCACAACTAACAGATTTGATAGAATTAGCGGAGTGAGAGAAATGGAAATAGAATATGATGGAAAAGAATGTGACCCAAAAATCACGAGATACAGTGTAAGATTAGATGGTTACAGCGGGAGTGTTTTGAAACACAACGGTCAATTTACAGACCTTGATTTGGTTCTGAATGTAGAGGGTGTACCTCATTGGACTGTGTACTACGGAAAAATTCACGCTTCCAATAACAAGAAAGAATTAGAGAAAGAAGTCGAGAAAGCAATTCAAGAATTTAAGAAGGAATTGAAGACACTCATCCTCTTTTTGCAGATGAGAGGTGGATTAGAATGAATTGGAGAAAAATAATGGAACAGTCAATCATTGGATTGGTGAGCGTAGCAATAGCACACATAGACAATGGTGATACAGACAAAGCGAGAGATACAATGATGGGAATAATAAACACCCTAGAAGGACAGGTGGAAGCATGAACATATTCGTATTAGATAAGAAGCCTGAGATAGCAGCAAGAATGCACTGTGACAAGCACATCCCCAAGATGTGTGTAGAAGCCGCACAGATGATGGCATCAGCCCTGCGCCGACATGGTGCTACTGATGAACAGATGCCACTTACTAAGTCAGGGACTCCTTACAAGGGAGGCTACGCTCACCACCCATGCACAGTATGGGCTGGTGAAAACCGAAAAAACTTCATTTGGTTGTACCGTTATGGAATAACACTTTGTCAAGAATATACATCCCGTTTCGGTAAAGTCCATTCTTGCTCTGAACCCATGCAAGTCATGTATAGAATACGCAAAATCATCCCACCAAGAAAAGGGAAGAAAGTACCATTCGCACAGGCCATGCCTGATGAATACAAAGATGAGGATGCGGTCAAAGCATACCGAGCATACTACCATTCCAAGCAGTTTGCCAAGTGGGAGAAGGGGACACCTGCTCCTAACTGGTGGCAAGGCGTGGAGGTGACGGCATGATAGTATGGAGAGAGAAATACAGACCAAACAAAATAGACGACCTAGCAGGTTGTAAGGAATTCAAAGAAGCAGCCAAGTCTTGGCTAGCCAAAGGTAGCCTACCAGCAAACATGCTGTATGTAGGATCACCCGGTGTAGGCAAGACTAGTGCAGCCTATGCACTAGCCAAAGAGTTGTACGGTGACTACTTCGATCCATCCAACTTCATTGTAACCAATGCAAGTGATGAGCGTGGTATCGATTTCGTCAGAGAACTAAAGCACATGGCTAAGCAGAAAGGCATAGGAGTCAGGAGGCGCATATTCGTACTAGATGAAGCAGACTCTCTGACACCTGCGGCACAGAAGGCACTGAGGCAAGTGATGGAGGACAGTCACAAAACTGCGATATTCATATTGACAGCCAACGACATCTCTCCGATTCACAAAGCAATCAGAGATAGATGCCTCACATTTAGATTCAACCCTCTCACTGATGAAGAGGCGAAGAGTAAACTAACTCAGATTCATTTAGCAGAAAACTTGCCGGAACCATGGCTAGAACAGTATACTATGTTGAACCGTTTAACCAATGGAAGTTTGAGGCAAAGTATCGACATTTTAGAGGGTACACCTAAGACAGATGAAGGTCTTTTGCAGAAACTCAAACGCAATACTGAGAGCCTAAACAAGGCAGCGCTCAGTTTCGCTGGTGGTGATTACCAGCGACTAGCAGAACACATGAAAGCCAACCTCAGAGAGGGGAACAGTCGTGTCGCAACCCTAATAGGGCTGAGGCATCGAGGTCGAACTCTACTGGAGGGTGGTCAAGACGATTGGTACGCATTTATGCTAACATATGGAGAGTTTATCCTGTTAGCAAACTTGTGGCCGGACGATGACGATTCCTTTGTAGACTACTTTGTAGCAAAATTAAGGAAAAACAAGGAGGAAAAAATATGAACGACGAAAGAACACTACCGGAAGGCGTACTAGAGCGCCTAGAAGGATATGCAGAGAGAGCACAGAAAAAGATAGGAGAGGCAGCAAACGAATACCTTGCTTGGATTGAGCAAGAGTTCGCTGTATCTGATTGGAAAGACGAAGACGATGATTTGCTGGTCGAGTGGGCAGAGATGTTTACACTTGAGACACGCAATCTAGGCAGCAGCGGCAGCAGTCGTGAAACTGTAACATTCGTAGGCCAATTTGTAGGAATAGATGACAAAATCAACGACTACAGAGAGAATCTTAGAAACTCAGCGATTTCAGCATACAGAAACAATTCTAGCCAAGCCATAGATAACGGCTTGATTGGCATTGTGAAAGCGAAAGACGGGGTATGGCATGTCAATGGTGAGCCAACGAAGGAGCGCATTGATGGTGACAGGCTACCTTGGTTTGGACTACAGGTCGATGGCGATCTAATATGTCTGATGAATGAAAAGGGTACACCTATTGCACCTGAAAGTAAAGTACGCAATCTGTACCTGTTGGGTAACTCTAAGGAGGATTTCAACAGAGACATCAGCGTTTGGCGTGTATCACTGACAGGTAACAATATGACTGAAGAATACGAACTAGGTAGACCTGTAACATGTCAAGTAATCAGGGCTAAGAAAGAAGGCTCAGATACAGTTTATACCAATCGAGACTTTAGCAAGACCATGGTTTACACAGATTCCTTTGTAGATGAAGAGGACAGGGTACTGTTACGACCCGAGAAGTTCTTAGTTAGCAAAGGCATGCACAACTCGTTCGTAGAGTTAGATGAATTGAGCGAAGCCTACGATGAGCGCAAGATACAGGGTAGCAACGGTAACTACTACGGTCCAACTATCATCACTAAGGGATATGTCAGCAGACTGAACAAGGAGCCGTCTGACAATGAATATGACCAAACTGGTCGTGCATTCAGACTCAGCGTTACCAGTCCTAGTGTGCAGCGTAAGTATGGCAGAGACTCTTCAATGTCTGAAGTAACTGTGTGGGTACCGGGTCGAGTTTACGACGACAGCCACCCATTCGAGTTCAAGGACAACTACGGAGAATGGCAACCATATGCAGAGAAGACACCTGTAATTATCTTTGGTAGAGTGCGTCTAAGCATGTACAATGACCAAACTACACCAAGCCTGACGGCATTCGGCATCTATGTACCATCTCGTACAGCGAGGCCGGGTGCCAAGGGTGGTGACACTAGCATAGACCAATTCAAGAATAGCACTGGAGGAGACTTTTGATGGCAGGATTTGGAGCAATGAAGAAGAAAGAAGAAGAGAGAGCAGAAGCGATCTTCCAAGCGGAAGCGGCAGAAGTAGACAAGCAGGTTGCAGAGGCGAAAGCCTCTGCGCCTGCCTCTAACAGCAACTTCCCTAACTTGGAGGCAGAATTTGCACAGCAGACTAACCCTAACAGGATGAGGCCTAGTAAGGTAATGTGTGGTGTGGTTGGACACGAGGGTACCGGCAAGTCCGGTATCGTGATTGACGGCCACATGCACAGATACCCCGAAGGAATGCTTTGGGCAATAGATTTCGATAACGGGGCAATGGCTTGTAAAGAAGCACACTACCCCGGAGAAGATGAGCGCATCAGAGTATGGTCACCTTGGGTTTTCCAAACTGCTGACCGCACTGCTTACGACTACCCAGCGACACACAGTCGCATGATGGAATTACTACGATTTGCCGTAGAGTATGCAGAGAAGCAGACTAAGCCTGACTTTGAAGGTAGGAAACTTAACACTGTTTTGATTACATCTGTAGACCAATGGGATTCAGTCTGTATGAACAACATGAAGATATTCGATCTAGAGGATAACAATGTAAAGGATGCAGTTGGTGCTGCTAAGGTTGAGGTCAACCAAGGCATCGGTTGGAACTGGAGCATTAGGTCCACTAGATTCAAGCAAATGACAGCACTGTGTCAGAAACTAAACGCTCTCGGTGTAGACATATACTGGGAAACCCACCTCAAAGAGGATAAGGATGGCAAGGTCGGATTCGACGGCTGGAAGTTCGCATGGGAAAAGAGCGCAAACAACGACCTGTTCCAAATCATTTGGTGCCACGCTAACAAAGTGCGTGGTGATGATGGCAAGGAAACAGGTGAAATCAGACACACGGCAGAGTTCTTCAAAGAAAAGACCAACTCTGACCTAAAGGGTCAGGAGAGACTTTATTTCGTCACTAAGAAAGGCGAGCCTGCGCAATGGCATGGGCTCGCTGAACTGCGTGAAGGAGTTCTTTGATACCACCTCCGGGGTTTATCCAATAATAAGCGGAAAATCATATGTGTTTCTAGCGGAGATAGTGGTCTTTCCTACCACGAACCGCTTCCCCCACCCGTATAGGTGATAATATGGTAAGTTTCAAAGTAAACAACAAAGATCTAACACAATTCATAGCCGGGTTCGGTAAAGAATTGCCGGACATAGTGTTTAGGGTAAAAGATGATTATGTCGAGTCGGCAGTGGGTAAAGACACCCACTATCTTAGGCGTAGAATAAATGTTAGAGAAGCGGAGGCTGGAGATATCGCAGTTAGTGATGTCTCTAGGTTACTTGCGTTTCTGAAGGCTACCAAGACTGGCGAAGTATCTATCAATCAGATGGGTAAAACATCAGTGTTACATGTGGCCTGCGGTAAGTCTACACTACAGTTACCAACATCATCGTACCTAACGACTCAGAAGCAATTACCTCTAATCGAAAGATTGGTGAATGAAGGTGAGAAAAACATGTGGCAGAAATGGGCATCGTTTAGTTTAGACTGTCATGGTATAGTCAACGGCGAAGACTTCGCACCAGCGGCACAGTTTGACAAGGTGATTGGAGGCAAATTCTCCTGTAAGACGGCATTCGATCCGTCAGGAGAATTCGTCGTTAGTGCGGGCTCAAAGCCTAAAGGCAAGATGTTTGTGCGTGTACCTGTTACCAATTGCGAATCTAACAACGATACAGTAAACTCAGCGTTTGCCTATTGGTTACCAGCACTTCTGTCTAATCTACCGCCGGGCCCACTCAACCTCCACACTGGAGATGAAACTGTACTTGTGATAGAGCAGGGTGATACAGGTTTCTTGCTAGTTGTGATGGACCAAGAGTACGAGGAGGACTAATGATGTCTCATTATATCAGGGACTCCTACGGTAATGTGTGGCCTGTAGAGCATAACTTGCTGATAAATCTAAATCAATGTAACTGTGGCAAAGACATACCTTATCACAAGGGTAAGCCACTTTGTCCACATTGCAAGAGTTATCAAGGTGAGGGCGGTTGTAATGATTGCGAGTGCTTGGAGGGGGAAAAATGATTATCAATTCATATCACCCTGACCCTGAAGGCCACGCCTACATATACAAGCGGTGGCGTGACTCTGAAGGTAATCTCATAGAACAGCACATTGACAACTTCAGACCCTATTTTTGGATTAGGGCAGAGACCAGTGACAGTGTAGTTAACAATGTGCTGAATAGATATCCGGGTAGTAGTATAGATAGAAATGATACTGCTGTCGCATTGAAAACAGAAGAAGACTTGGTGAAAGTATACGCTTACAGGCAGTCTGATTTAAGAGGCATGCAGTTGGAATTCGATAAAACATGGGAGGCTGACTTGAGTATAACAGACCGATACCTCATAGACAAGGTACAGGAGATGCCGGAATGGAAACCTCGTGTATGGCACTTTGACTTGGAATGGGATCCCGATGAAGACTTCACTACTGTAATGTCTGTAGTAGACAATTACAATAATCGGAATGTTACATTCTGCTGGAGCGAAGAAACAGCCGTGATAGAAGAAAAGGGCTTTGTTAGAAAAGAAGTACGCCATGTAAAGTACGAAGATACCGAGTTTAGTTACGAGCGTTTATTCTACACCGATGAGAAATCTATGCACAGTGCCTTTTTGGATTACTTAGAGGAATGCAACCCTGACATACTCGTAGCCCATGCTATCATGTGGGCAGATTTACCACATCTAGTCCGCAGACTAGATGAGTTTAGACGGCTCAGCCCTCTTGGTCGTGTACTGCGCCCGCCTAAGAACGAGCGTGGTTACAAATACACTGACCAACCGATCTTAGGTAGGTTATGCTTTGACACAGCCGCACCTTACGATAGCGGTACGGGCTTTGAGCGTGTATGGAAGGATAGTGGTAAACCGCAATTAGCCAGTCGAAAACTAGACTACATCACAGGTCCTGATGTATTAGGCTACGGCGGCAAGTTTGACATGGATGTATTTACAGGATGGAGAGAGAGATTTGATGACTATTGTGATTATTGTATGCAGGATACTTTACTACTCAAAAGAATGGATGAAGAAAATCATGTCTTAAGTTTCTTCATGTCATTGCAGCGGATATGTGGCGTGACATTCAACTCTTGTTACAATGTTACTAGGTTTGCTCGTGGCCTACTTAGTAGGCGTACGCATTGGAAAGCACCTACTAACGCTGATGTCGACAAGCAGGACTACGAAGGGGCATACATCCCTCCGCCTAAGCCGGGCAGATACGAAGGTGTAGCCTGTGTAGACTACAAGGGTCTATACCCCTCCATCATTCTTAGTCACAATCTATCTTGGGAAACCCAAGTAGAAAGAAACAGGGCTGGAGAAGAAGGCATTCACAAATTACCTGATGGCACTACTTGGAGTCAAACTAAGAAGGGGCTTTTGCCTCAGATTGTAGAAGAAATGTTTGAACTGCGTGACGAATATAAGCGTAGGATGAGAGAGGCAGAAACTTCTGTGGAAAGAGCAGGTTGGAATACAATGCAACTTGCTACGAAGCGCGTAATGGCTTCTCTGTATGGTATGGTTGCCAGTTCCTATTGGGGTTGGTGTGACTTCGCAATAGCCAACGCTATCACAGCCTGTGGTAGAGAGGCAATCAAATTCCTAATGGAAGAATCAGAGGCTCAGGGCTACGAAGCCCTGTATGGTCACACTGATTCAGCATTCGTAAAGATACCATTCGATGAGGCCACAGCGTTAGCCAAACATCTGACAGAAAGGGTACAAATCGATCTCAATGCTAGTCACCTGATTGTAGAGTTTGAGGCATACATGCCATATTGGATGGTTGCAGGTAAAAACCTGTACTACGGTATTTGTTCTTGGCCTCCTGAAGATGAAGGTAAACCAAAGTCAGCCCGATTCGGCAAGATATCCACACTTGCCCCTATCTCTCGCAACTTAGAGAGAGATGCTTTGACTATGATTTGTCAGGGCGCTTCAGAATCAGAGGTAATAGACTTTGTAAGACCTATTTCTTTGAAAATTAAGAAGGGTAAAGCGGAACTCAAGGAGGTGACCGGTGTTACTAGAATTTCTAAAAAACTCAAGAATTACGATAAACCAACACTCGGTGCAAAAGCGGCTATATACTACAATAAGCATATGGCAGAACGATTCAACCAACCCAACTTTGATGAAGGTGACAGTGTTCCTTGGGTGTATGTTGTGTCGTCACCTGATTGGGCACCGCCTACAAAAATTGTTTCTTACAAAGATGTGAAAGAATTAGAAGGATTTACACTGGATTGGGATACAATGGTTGACAAATTAGTGAAGAACAAAGTAAAGCCTATCTTCAAAGCCCTTGATTGGGATTTAGAAATGGCTTCAGGTGCAGCACGACCAAAGAGGTATTGGTGATAATATGGCGAGAGATTTTGAAGCATACAAGAAGTCCACATATCAGTGGGAACCGGGACATGAAAAGCACCTTCGCATCACTAAGTCTAGTTTGACAAGCGATTTTGATTTCTGTCCACAACAATATCATTTCAAGCGCAGAGAGGGTAGAAAGACACCCGAAACTGACGCAATGCGTAAGGGTACAAATGTACACAATGCAATGGAGGAGTTCTATGTCTATGTTAGGCCTAACTTGGACAAGGTTCTCAAACTACTTAATGATGGAAAGAAAGAAAAAGCATTTTCCTTGTTTGTGAAAAGCCTCCCTGTGCCGGAAGAACCCTATCTTCTAGGCGAAGAAGAAATACTAATCAAAAGGCTGGAATGGGAGTTAGATCGGCTAGAAGCCACACAAGGTCAAAATTTTTTGCCAGTTATCAATGAAGATGAAATACATGTGTTCACAGAGCGTGAGTTTGTACACAATGGGAAGACACACACAGTACCTATACACTTTGCAGGTATGATTGACCGAGGCTTCGAGAACGAGGATGGCTCAATCAGCCTCATGGAATTGAAAACAGGTAAGTGGAAACAGAAATGGGACTGGAGAAAAAAAGAATGGAAAGATGATGTTTTCAAAGTCCGTGGGATGCGTAAAGAAATGGCATTCTATGTTGATTTACTCAAAATGGCAGACCACCCGTTGCAGAATGTAACCCATTGGGGCTGGTTCTACCCTGATGGATCTTGTGGAGATGACATGGAAGGTGTCAGATTCGTGGACAGTTGGTCGCATGAAAAGATTAGTAAAAGGTATTCAATGTATTACTCCGAGAATAGCGAACAATTAGGTATATTAGAAAAAGAAGTTAACGCACTGTTAGAAGCGTATTTCCACGACCATTTTCCTCCTAAGCCACACCAAGGTAAATGTGCTTGGTGCAGTTTTACTGAAGATTGCCCCGCTTGGCAACCGGGCGGCGAGCATTATTGGCCGAGGTGATGAAATGTATGTACAGTTTGATTTTCCAAGAGAAGTATTAGAGTTAAGCACAGAGAAAGGAAAGGGCTTCAGAAAGTTAGTGCGAAACAGCACTGAATTTGAACGATATTGGGCAGGTAAAAATGGCGTATCTAACGCATACACTACAGTCTATGGATATCGTGCTACAGAGGCCCCTAACCATAAGAGAGTAAACTTACAGACTCCGATAATCAGACACTTTGTATTGGATTTCGATCCTAAAGATTTCACTAACCCTAGTCGCCCCGATGTGGCATTGGATGTACCTCTGTCACAGGCTCTCAGGTTGCATAAAGAATTACTAGAGAAAGACATAGAGCATGGTGTGTGGTTCAGCGGCGGTGGCTTCCACATATGGATAGCATTGTCTAAAACATACACTCCTGCTAGTGGTTCTCACTTATCGGCTATCAGAGAGGCTGGTATGAGAAGAGTAAATGACTGGATAAAGGACTTAAATCTGTACTGTTCTGACCCTGCAGTACCATTCGATACAAGTGGGTTAATTCGCATTCCTAACTCCTATAACGCCAAGCGTGGTTACTGGAGTGTCCCTCTGAATACAGAGGATTTAGAAAATGGCATGGGTCATATTCTTGAGAAAGCCCTAGAGCCTACAAGTGGTGTCATATCTTACGGGAAAAATGGCATCAAACTAGATGTAAAGAAGCCCGGTGAAAAGAAGGGTGTATTTCAAAAGAATACTGCACCACTAGACCTACCTACGCTGAAGATGGATGGCGTAATCATACTACCCTGCCTCAATCAGGCAGCCTGTCAGATCGGAGGCAACCCTAGTCACGATTCTAGGGTACAATTAGTGAAATATCTAGCCAAGCGAATGAGACACTTCTTACCATTAGATAGATTTAATTCAGACATACTGACTACTCATACAGAGAAAATTGTTTCCTTCATAAAGAGTCTGCAGTGGGCTGATTTTGACGAGGGCGTGACTCGTTATCAGGTTAATACGATAGTGGGTAAAGACTATCCTCAAACCTGTAACATGCTTTGGTCAAAAGGTCTGTGCATGGGTAAATGTAGATACTGGGATAAAACGGGGGCCATAGAATGAAAGAAAACAGAAATTACTACCCCATAGGAAATACAGTGAAGCGTATATTCAGGGTATTCGATGAACACAAGGGCCCACTTTCAACAAACGAGGTGTATGTTTTCATGCTCAACCAAACATCACCTAAAACTGGACGACTTTACAAGAAAAACCCTTCAAAGGGTACACTTGCACAAATCTTGAGTAAATATCCATATTTTTCAAAAATAGGGTATGTAGACGAGTCTACTATACAAGGGTCTAGGATGAGGATTACAACTTGGAAGATTAACAATGAGGCGATACCATGAAAAAAATGTTGCAACTTTTGGAGGCTATAGTTTTAATCATAATACTGATTCCAATCATAGCGATTTTGTACCCTTTACATTGGGTTAACCAAACGGTGGTGAAGAAATGAAAGTGCCACTAATTATCGATTCTAACGAGAGGGGTCCTCTGAAAGACGCTGTTGTGAGAGCAGCAGAAAGGCAGGGCATACCTGTAAAACAAGAGTTTCTACAGGGTATGGGTGATTACAAAGCGGGAGACGGACACATTGAGTGTAAAAGTATCTCTGACTTATTCCAATCTACATTTTCGGGCCATCTTATGCGTCAGATGGAAAACTTGGATGCCAATTGCCAAAGAGTATTTTTGGTAGTCCACGGCGATCTTGCAAAGTATGTGAAGATTGCAAATAATCAAGGTAGAAAAACTACTTATTCCAAATCACTTAACACACTAACAGGTATCATTGCTCGCATAATGGCCGATTTTGATTGCCATGTATGGAGGGCTAACAACTATAGCGAAGCGGCTATGTTCATCACAAAATTACATTCCAAATTACACACATCTGCATCTAGTCATGGTGCAAAGGCAATTACTAGGGTCAGCACTAACGATATTAGAGCAGACATGTTGCTCGCAATACCCGGCTTTGGGCAAGACTTAGTGGAAAAATTATTAGACAGGTGCGGCTGTATCGAAGAGATGTTACATGTCGAATCTGTTAAACAGGTGAAGGGAATGGGTTCTGTTCTGCGACAGCGATTAATTGAGGTTCTCACGAGCGAGGAGCCAGTAAAGGTGGAGCGGAAATATAGCAAGGGGAGAGGAAAGATATGATAGACCACAGCGTTGAACACTACGAATGTATGCAAGAATACCCAATTTTAAGAGGATATTTAGAACACTTTAGAGAAGTATCAAAGGATAATGAGATACCGGGACTATTGTCCTTTTTCTTTATTTTAGGTCAGGTGGCGTTGCCATTTGTCAGGATGCCAATAGGTGCATCCAATATCGATCCAAGAGTTAGCATGTTTTGGATTCAGGACACTAGGACTGGTAAGTCGGTGGCGTTTGAAATCATTCAGAAGGTAATGAAAGATATCGGTATAGATTGCGTTGACTACACAACTGGTACAGATGCGGCTATGGTAGGGTCTTGGAGCAGAGATGGTGATGATAACTTAATCCAAACCCCCGGTGTACTAGCGGGACCGAAGGGGATGAACTTCGATGAAGGTTCAATTATACTGAAGCCGACACAGCACTCAGAGCAAACTGTATTGTTCTTACAATCAGCACTAAACGCTGCAGGTACAGGGCGAAACTTCCTGACGAAGCACTTGAAGGATGGTACTATTACGATTGAATCTCTTGTATCATTGTGGATTACTACATTCCCTCCACAGGGTATCAAAGAGCATGTACTTGACAAAGGTATTTTCCAAAGAGTACTAGTTTACTGGAGACACTGGACTCTTGAAATGAAGCGTAACATTGCGCACGAACTTGCAGACGCTGTACACAACAGAGTCGAGTTTGAAGTGTCTTATGAAGAAGTTGTTGAGTTCTTTACAAACTTACAAACTCGTTTAAAGCAGAGAGTTTTGGACATTAATGGTATCAGTGGTGAAGAATGGATTCAGTCCACCCGTGAATTACAGGAGGGCTGGACCATGAATGCCATGTACGATATGTTTGAAATCGATGCATCATACAGATCGGCGCTTCACCAAGCAATTGATGACTACTACGACTTAGTAGAAAACATGGACCCTAAGAAACAGGGTGTCTGTGCATCTTTCATTATGGGTCTTCAGAATTATACCAACATCCTAGCCCATCACATGGCTATGATAGAGGGCGTGTGGACAGTCACGGGTGACCATGTAGACATGGCTAAAGAAATACTGTATGACCTGTATCACAACCTAATCGACTGGCTTGAATCTGAAGTCAAGGTAGGCATGGCTAGTGCCACTAAGCGCAAGATGCAGGCTAGTTGGAAATCTGCTTATTGGCGATGCGAGCAATACGACTTCAACGATAACCGTGGACCGGGTTGGGTAAAGAAAACAGTTATGATGGAAATGTTTGGCAAAAATGAGAACCTGAGTAGTAAAGCAGGTATTCACAATAAATACAACGAATCGGGGAAAAGTCTGTTTGAAGAAACCCGTGAAGGTAAAAGTAAGTATGCGCGTTTATTGAAAGAACACAGAAACAAGGAGGGTAACAAATGAAAAAGGCCTGCACTTTATGTGGTGCCGAATATGAGCACAAGGAAGAGGGCATCAGTGGTTACTTCGGTTTACTGAAGGTGGATTTTTGTGACTTTTGCTTAGCATGTATGGGTGCCATGCATGAAAGTCTCAAGACACTGATAGGTGAGGAGGAATGAAAGGAGAACACTTCGTAGTGTTTGCCTATGGTAGCGAATTTTCACACATGGTGGACTCGCCCGAAGTAGTGGTCATAACTGGTAACGATTACCTTTCAGTATACACTAGCCATAGATCTTATATCAATTCCAAACCAATAAGATATTCAAAAATAGGCGAAGAAATGTCATTCATCATGGACAAAGGAGGGATATTAGTTTTGAAAAACACCCAACATTACGGACTCACTTTACCTTGGATAGGTGTAAATAAATCCAGCCCTAGTGATATGGTTGATTATATTGAAAATCATGTTATAGATATAGACAAGGACTTGGAACATCTAGTAGGTCAAAAAATCAATTTAAATGACACTAATTTAAAATCTCAACTACACACTGAGATATACGCCCCTGTTTGGCAAAAGGGTAGCGAAGTCAAAATAATACAAGAATGCATATCTGATGCAAACATAATACTCTCACTGGTCCAGCGTTGTAGCGACGCAGGTGATATAAGGGTGAGATTGAGAAATGAAGAAATACCGATGGAGTTTGATGTAGAATGGTAAACAATGGAGAGCAACAGCAATCAGCACAAAGCATGAACATTCGTGCTGCGAAAGCAATCGCGGACACGGTTAGAACGACGCTAGGTCCGGCGGGAATGGACAAGATGATGGTAGATGGAGGCGGCAATGTCATCGTAACAAATGATGGCGCTACAATTCTACAAGAACTTGATGTTTCACACCCCGGTGCTAAGATGATTATCGAAGCCGCTAACACACAAGAAAGCATGTGTTACGATGGCACAACTAGCACAGTCGTTTTAGCAGGTCAATTGCTAAGTAATACAGAATCACTATTTGAAAAGGGCTTACACCCTAATGTAATCTGTAAAGGTTACAGACAGGCAGCACAATGGGCTGTCGAACACATTCATTCCCTATCAGAATCAGCCAAGCCTCATCTAAAGCATGTGGCTCAAACTTCGATTACTGGTAAGTCACTAGAGTCTGCTATGGAGCATGTCAGCGAACTATGTGTAAAAGCCGCAGAGTTGGCTGGAGGCGAATTTGAGCGTATCCGTGTCCTGTGTCAGCCCGGCGGAGGCCTTGAGGATTCAACATGTTTCTCAGGTGTAGTTTTACACAAGGAATTCATGTTACCTGCAATGCCACTTGTACAAGGTAAAGCACTACTAATTAACACAGGACTCAGCAATAAGAAAAACGAGGACAATGTACAGGTATCACTTGGATCTGCTGCTGAATATCAACAATATCAACAGACTACGACTAGGGATATTTGGGTAAAGAAAGCAGAGGCCATTGTCGAGCGCCTTCCTAAAGGCGGCGCAGTATTCGTTAGAGACCATGTGAATGAAGTGGTTGCCGCTACGCTGGCTAAGGCCGGTATCAGCGTTGTACAGCGTTTACCTGAGAGTGATATGACTGCACTCGGTTTACTTCTAAATGCAACTGCGGCTCATACCGTTGAAGACTTAGGGGATGCCGTTGATGCAGATGTCGAATGCACTACCATTGGTGACATGAAGTATGTTGTAGTCAAGGGCAAGGGTGAAGTCACTACTCTCATCCTCAGAGGTGCTACTAAGCAGACACTCGATGAAACCGAGCGTGGCTTTGAAGATGCCCTTGGTGTGGTGTGCTTAGCATACAATACCCTTGAAGTCGTACCGGGTGGAGGCGCGGCATATCTCAACTCTGCTATCAATCTAAGAAGCAGAGCGGCAGAGATTGGTGGTCGTGCTCAGATGGCTATCGATGCCTTCGCTGACGCACTAGAGACAATCCCTGCCACTATCGCTGAGAATGCAGGTCACGATCCACTGGACACTGTACTAGCACTCAGAAATGAGCATCTATCGGGTAACATCGATTATGGACCTGACATCGAAGATGGAGGAACTACATCGATGAAAGAGTCCGATGTATGGGAGCCACTGAATCTAGTCAAGCAGGCCATCCAGTCTGCAAGTGAGGTCACTATCAGCATCCTACGCATCGATGACATCATCGGTAAGCGTGGCGAGTGATTATTGCCTAGAAGCAGTAACTAATTCTCTAGCAAAGCGCCCGTAGGGAAACCTGCGGGCCTTGCTAGACTTAGATTTGGGTAGGGACTTTCCCCCCAATTTGGACATGTGCCCGCAGATTGGACATTCCTGAATTGTCGTACCTTTGCCGGAAAAGTAAACGCCTCTAATTACAAGGGGAATGCTTTTCTCGTTGCAGTTGGCGCATTCTATCTGTAGTTCTGCGAGCAATTTACCCATCAACTACTCACCGTATTAAGATTCAATTTGTGCCAATCAGCACCATCATATACGAACTTACCATATTCGCCATTAGCGATGTCTTGATTAATTTTAGTGTTAGTACTATGTCCTCCACTAGTAGAATCAAAGTGTAAAGTATGTGCCCCAGCCTTGTGATAGATTTCAACAGTATGACCTGCTGGGAATGTACCTGTTGGATTAAGTTTGCGAGCAGCATCCGTAGTAATAATCCAAATGTTAGGCTCATCAAACTTGAATGTAACATCTGAACCTGACATTGTTAGTACCTTTACTTCATCAGGCCCCAATCGATGGGTATGCATAGCCTTGGTGCCTCCTAAAGTGCGAGAGGCAGCGTAATACAGCATAGAATGAGAGTCAGGTGTATGGCTTTGCCAAACTGCACCGAATTCACTATTGGTTAAATCCCCACTTTCATCGCCAGCGAATAAAGCAGCAAGATCGGTGTGCAATCTGATAGCATTGCCTGCCGTATGGAAATTAGTACCAGTGGTTTTACCGCCCTTGGTCATATGCTGCAAATAAATAGGACTGGTTCTAATGTAAACGCGCCTATCGTGTACAATAGGGGATGCATTTAAAGATGCAGTTACACTACCTGCACCTGAAGACATCGTGTATCGAAGCACCGCTAATACAATTGATTGATGATTACTACGGGTGTTGTTGATTGATGGATCTGCTAAAAAGCCTGAAGGAATCAAAGGAGTACCTGTTGCTGGTGCTGCCGGTGTACCCATTTCATAACGGATTCTTGCTGTAGTTCCTCCATCAGAGCATATGTAAATTACAACAAATACATCGCTAGTAGAGGTGGGTACTGCAGGTAACTCACCATTAAAATTAGCAGTGCCAGTAGCCCCTATTGTTATCTGTTGCGTGTTACCTATCCCATTAGCAAACTTGTACAAAGCACCATCTAATACACACCAGCCACCGTGTATAGTTACGACTCCTGATGCAGATGTTTCTATGTAGCCCGGCGTTGATGTACTGATACTATTTCTAGTAGCAGTACCAATCGCTGTATCTGCAACACGAATGATACCGTTACCGTGTAATCCTTCATATGGGTTAGTTAGGCTAGGAGAAGATAGTCCATCTCCGTCTCTCAATCCTTCAGAACTAGTGCTCATTCCGGCGGCACTTGTGTGCCCTGCTTTCGGGTTCGTCATGCATTCACCTCAATTATCGCTGAGAAAAAGATTTCGTTATCTGTTGTTTTTGTTATAGAATCATAAGTGTACCTTGCCAAAGCAGTTACATCAGTGGCATCAGTTGGATTTTTGTACTGTATTACCACTTCTCTTAGAGGTACATTGAAGGTTGTAGAAAGAGGTAACTTGGCTTCCACCGACAATGTATTGTCATCTATCACTCTTACCACAGGTGTTACGACAACAGCAGGCTGCGCCGCCCCTGTATCATCTTGGTTGGCAAGTGTGCCACCAAATCCAAATACCACTTCATTTATTCTCGATTTCAATGTGTCTATCATATATCTAGTTCCTTGATTTAACAATGGCATATCAGCCCCTCCTTCTACTCAAATACTTACCTTTATTGATCTTTATTTTCAAATGACTGTTTCTACTTTCAGGTAGAGAATCTACTGAAATTAAGAATAATTCTTCGTTATTCTCGACTGCGTAAGGTGACTTCTTAGTAAGTACAATTTGGCTAGCAGTAGCCGACTGAACCTTACCTAGCAGGTTACCATTAGCCTTGTAGACAAATGCATCTGCTCTACCATCATTAATTACACTTGAAGTGAATATAGAGTCAGCATTAACACCATCAGTCGCAAATGTAGTGGTGCCTACAGCGTAACCACCACCGTTGTTAATCAATATACCAGTACTTTTCATAAATCTGCCACCCTTGATTGTACTGCTACCCGGCGTTCCGATAACAAACCCAACACTCCTATCTCTAACCTTTCGAGTCTCTACACGCCAAGATATTTTGACATTGAATCCAAAAGATGTTGCAAATTCTTCTCTAGTATACTGCCTATTCCTTTCCTCATTGTCGCTAACACTTGAACTAATATCTACTTCTTGGAAGCGCTGTAGAATATCTTCTATAGAGCCGTGAACAGAGTTCAAATCTATATCGGTTTTCCGATTGATTAAATTGTGCTTAGTACTCAAGACTATTTTTCTTTCAATACCAGTAAGTGATTCATATGAAACCACATCGCCCGGTTGTATTTTACTTGATAGTAGTACTCCTTTCAAACGCTTGTTACCTTCTGCTTTTCGAGCGCTAGATAGTAATTTGCGCCCTATCGCTTTAGCACTAGCCTTAGTTACGGCAGTAGGAGCATATATTCCACCCGGCACTTCATTAACAGTGTCTTTTTGTGGGCCAAAGTCATCAACCTGTACCACATTTTGGTCGTTGTTGGCTCGGACTTTTCCCCGAACCACTACACGGTTGAGGGTACTTTTCCCCTCAGTTTCTACACTTCCATCAGACACCATATTTTCGGTGATTCTGTGTTCTTTGTTATGCCTGTTCTGATGAGAATAATGCAAGTTGCCAAACTGGTCAATGTTAGTGCTATAATTGTCATGCTTAGATAAAAAGCGGATAGCGTTAACTCCATCTACTCCGTAAAAGTCCTGCGCTACAAATGTACCACTGGGACTAGGTATAGACAAACCGTTGATTGAGTTTGTACTAGATTTCGCTATGCGACTTACAAGATCTGTAGTGCGCAAACCGACATTTGCTTTCTGCCCAACCCGTACCCTTTTGTCGGTAAAACCAATTTGTTTTAATTCCGAACCTTTCAGATTTCCAAGGCGGTAGCGCGAGCCTTTGTCGCTCTGTTCTATAGAAGCAGGTACTAGTGCTTGGTCAGGGTTGTCTGCACCTATGATTAGAGGAGGTAAAATAGCATTAGTTACATTATTGACCTTTTCTCTATTAACAAAAATATTACCAGTATACCTATGCCCATCACTTACATTGTGTGTCAGCCTAATCGTATCTTCCTCTTCAATCAAAGAATATTTTCGATCGTGAGTAGGCATGAAATCGCTAGAAGTGGGTGCTTTTACTAAGAAGCCACTTTGTTGCTTAGTGTATTCCCCGTGTCGAACAGCGTTATCTACAAACTTAGGCTTGCGCACAACTTTCATGATGGTACTGTTAGTCGCATCAGCGCGACCAGTTGCGAGATTCTTACCTACTGCCATGTTCAATCCCCGCTGTGGTCTCCTGTATTATAAGATGCATCACCATCACTACCTTTTGGATGTAGTGTTTGGCTGTGCCTTGGTTGTACAGCAAAATCACCCTCTTTATCATCAGGTGATTTACGACTTGCATCTGCTCTAAAGTGCTCAAGTGTGTTCTCTGACATGACTATTCTTGCCACCGGAGATCGGATGTCAGTCTTGTCATATCCTGTTACATCGACACCTTCAATCTTAGGCCCTTGGCTAGTCGGCACTGTCAAACTAGAACCGGGTGTAATCGAATAAACAGGTGCGTACGGTGGGAGACTTGGAGTACCTGTCAGTGCCCCCGGTACATCACTTGTAAATAACCCATATTTGCCTCCGGCTGTCGCTCTATAGAAGTTAGAGCCAACTTGGTCCGCACTAGTCTTCATCACAGGTGCAGGTCTGAAGAATTGTACATGCTTACTATCGAGAACCTGTGCTGGCCTATATAGGAACTCTATCTTAGAATCGGTGAAATTGATGTTTTGTATAGTAGGGTTGTGGTTAGCATCTTGATATGGGTTAGAAGACAAAGGTACACCGTCTTGGCCCCATCCTTTGACATCCAATACACCTGAATGTTTACTCCATTCCATGACATATGTACCGCCTAGTGACCAATATGCGTGTGCGTTAGAGAACCTTGTAATGCCTGCAACAGGGTTACCACTAAAGTTCAAAGCAGTTAGATCGAAGTTACCTAATGTTCTACTTCCACCAGTCATGGCTCCTCTTAGATTAGTTCTCTGCCCCACTTCTGTGTCAGTGTGTAAACTGGCTGCTTCTGTAGACATGATAACATACTCTCTACTAGCACCATCATTGAGTTCAGAAATTGTATCTACATCTAATCCCATTCGGATATCATCTCTAGCAACAGGATCTACTAACCTAGTATCAGCAGTTACAGTTTCTACTCCTTCGCCAACAGATGAACTTGGTTTAAGTAAACCATCCTCATCTGCTAAATCTAACCTTGCGCTGATACCTCTATCGATTTCACCCGCTTGTAAAGTTAAATTGCTTGGTCGAACTAGTCCCTGTCCGAACGCAGGCTCGGCTGTACTATGAGATAGAACTAGACCTGTAGCCTCATGAGTTTCACTAACATCCATGAGCATACTTTCGTTGAATACGGTAGGCCAACGAACTCCTCTTCCGTCACCTCTATCACCAACACGCATAGCACTGGCTGGGTTAAACCAATCCGCAGTGCCCATGTTACTAGCGTCGTTGTTGGCTGTATTTGCATTGCCACTATAGCGGTCATTTCCATCTCCTGCAAACAAACTGTGTGCGGCTGGTCTGTGAGTTACATTAGTGTCTGCATACGCGTCTTCAGGATCCCATGATGGTCTAATTCCAAACCCTCTAACAGGGAACCTTCGTACATCTTCTCCACGAGTGTTGCCCCACCAATCCACCATGTAGTAACGGTGTGCTTCGGCTAAGTCGGCTATATCTTTACCAGCGCTATCGCCGGGATATTCTCTTCTTACGGTAGACGCATTTCGTATAGTTCTGACAGCGCAGCCAAACGACTCGGACATCCTTCTGCCGTCACTGTATCTGACTTGTCTACCAATTTGGTCTTGGTTGAGAAGGGCACTAATCTGCGTTAGCCTTTCAAGAATTCCTATGTAACTAGCAGTAAATGTTTGGTCAGTAGGGGCACCGTCTCCACTGTCTGCTCCAACATAATCCCATCCGTTAGTTTTGTTATCTTGTTGTACAAATGGACCATGGTAGTACCCATGTAAAGCGTTTGCATTGGCTACTTCCAAATAACCTCTTACATAATTAGCATAGCGTGGTCTATTGTAGGCTTGCCTTATTCCAAACCTATAACCAAAGCAGTAGTTACGGGCATAGGCAGAAGCAGATGTTAATTCTGCATAAGTGCGAGTCCTTACACCTGTATTGTCATCGAACCCACCACAATCCATACCGTGAGTTTCGCCACCCCAACCAATCAATGCACTGGCATAAGTCTCTAAACGACTTACTGCGCCACCACCGTGCGAACCACCCGGCCAAAATCCTGCAAAGTTGTACTTTGTAGAACTAATAGTACCTCCTTGGTGATTGAGTGTACCCGAGCCGTCAACTAATGCATCTATTTGTGCAGCGGTATATATCGATCCATCGTGGTTTAGTGCAGTACCACTGTTATTATCGTGGTCATGAGGTGGTGCTACCCACTTCATTGCAAATCCAAATGGCCCTTTACTAGCAACATAGTTGAAGTCGTGATAGTGTATAGTTTCAAAGAACTCGGGCATGTGGTTATACGGTTTCTTGTCTACAGGTGTATCTGCCACTCCAGTCTTATCGTAGAAATTACGAGTTCCACCAGTAGCAGTGTCACTGTACCAAGTAAACGGTCTACCTAAATTAGGATGCCACAGACATAAGTAAGCATCAGGTAAGTGTAGGCTGTTTGTATCTCCACTTCCATCAACTAAGGAATTGTCATACTTGTTTTGCTTTTGGGGGAAAAGTCTAGCCATTATACTAGTTTGAGAATCTAAAAATACAGTATCAGAGGCATAAGTTTTGTAAGGTCTAGTTAGTTTTAGGACAGTGTTAGCAGCGATATTAGCCCAAAACTCTGTACTACCACTAACACTTTCAAATATAGTAGATACACCTAAAGTAGCATGTGCCAAAGTACCTGTACGGTTACCATAAGTAGCAGTGTATGTTATTCCATTCTTGGTGTATTCCAACTGCTCACCATAATATGGTTCAACAGGGAATAAATCGTTATTGTCAACTGTAATCGTTGACCCTCCGCTGTTAGTCGAAAGTACAACACAAGTAGGGTTTAGGCTTCTATTGCGCCTATGTACTTCATAGATGTCCATAAAGGATGTGGGGTAACCAGCAATGGTCAATTGTGCACCTACGCAGCCATAAGACATTCTACAAAACTCGTAATAATTGTCAGGCTTGTGCCATTCTAAGTGTTTGAACTTGTTAGCACCGCTAGCAGTAGCACCATCTTTGTGCAATATGCCCCACCAAGGAATAGTAATTGTGTAGCCCGGAGTAGCACTACTAAACATGCCCGGTCTGTAAGGCATGCTTCTTCTAGTAAGTGAAGGAGAACTGGTTTCCTGTACACCTAGTGGGTTGTATAGACCCAAAGTAGGCATGTTAGTAAAGTGGCTACCGGAATCGGGCTCAATATCTAGTATAACTTCATTGATTATTACCTCGCAGCCTCTTACATCTGCCATGATTGCTTCAGCCAAAATAAGTGTATGAGCACCATTTGTACTGATATCTTGCTCGATGGCAATTACTGTATTTACCTGCTGCCCAGTCAATTCTACAACTGAGCCATCAGGTACATCTGCAGCAGGTCCGTTTGCGTGGAATCCTTTCAATTGTTGCTTGAACAAATTAGGCTGTATTACAATTTGATATGCACCGACTTCCATCGGATCGGGGAAGTGGTCATTGAGGGTGTATGTACCAGCCGCTTCTAACACTAATTCGTGCCCACCAGCGGCATTCTTTGTACCTGCATCACCTACTGATGCTGCTATACCGTACCCTTCGTACTTGATTTTAGTTTCAGTCAACAGTGTAAATCCTCCACCGTGTATATCAGATGGAGAGAACGCAGCAGTTGGTCCTGAGAAGTAAATGTAAGGGTCGCGACCACTTTCAAACGAAGTGGTAATATTTGCCGCTCCACTAAATCCACTGACAGAAACAGTGGCGAGGTTTTCAGTCATAGTTAGGTTACCATCTTCACCATGGTCTCTTTGTGTTACGGTTATTGACTGATTACCATTGGCCTCCGCAGGTACAGCAGATACTGTAACTCTACCATTATGCCCATTAGCATGTTCTATTGCTGCTTTCAGTAATACCAAGTAGGCATTCTGTGTACCACTAGCAAGATTAAATCCAACAGATATACCTGTAGCGCCGGATGTCAAACTAGCAGTAATCGAACCTGTAGATTTCAAAGTAGCACCCGCAGTCACTGCACTAAGGTGGGCGACCCCTCCATCGTTAGTGTCAGATACAAAGTAATCCACTATCTTACCATCAGTACTAGTAATTGTTATCTTTTGCCCTGCTGTTAAACCATGTGCAGCATCTCCATCAGCCGCAGTTATTGTACCAGTTGCTGCTGCAACCACACTTGTCCTAGTTGCCTCATTTGTACCAATCAAACTGTTGATTGTGAAATCATTGTTAGATGTCCTACAACTTTGATTCAAATCATATATTCGTTGGTAAGCAGGGTGAGCGTAATGACCCGGCATAAGTGCCATGGTAGGGGTAACATAATGATGGCCCATTCTCGGAATAGGCATAGGTGTCATCTTAGGACTTGATGCTCCTGCAAGATATTGATAAGGTATAGATGGATTCGCAAAGTTACCAGTGCTTGCAGGTAGTTTGTCATACATCTCAAACCAACCTGTAATCTTCATATCAGGACTTGCGCCGCTATATTCGCTATGGTCACGAAGTCTACGAGATGCAAAGATACGAGTGCTACCGGCAGGCATGTAATAACTCGGCACAATAAACAAAGAGGCTTGGTTATCTGTAACGAATTGTTCAAAGTCAGGAGAAAAGACTACCCCAGTAAAGGTGTCACTCGATATACCCGTATAAGAAGCAATTACTCCCTTGCCGGTTTCAGGGTCGTAAACTCTGAGGAAGTACCTACCCCCACTTTGTTCGGTAGTATCTGTCCAATCTGCGGAAGCAAGTGTTCCTCCAGCAACTATTGTGTTAACGGTGTGGTTTTGGTAAGGTGTTTCTTCTACACCATACTTGTGAGTAGAACTAACCCCCATCTTAGTTACATGGAAATACAAACTTCTGTCATGCGGCTCATAAGAGGTAGATAGTGGTCTATTACCTGTATGGTCTTGCCATCCCTCTAGTGTAGATGCAGGGAAATCTAACCTATGTTCATTTTTAAGAATAGATATATCAGTGCCATCTTGACTCAGATGTTCCCAACCATTGTTTTCCCAAGTAGGCCATAAACGAGGACCGGCGTATGTGTTATCGAACATGTCCGTTATGTGCTGTATTGGTTGAGCAGGGTGTTGTAAACCACCGGAACCAAATGTTTCATGCTGGTATGCCTGTATACGATCGAAGCCCGGCCTAACAATTATGTTGCCGGGTATTTCATCAGGGTTAGGAAGTCTAATTTTCATATTAGGAGATACACCAGTACCTGCTAATGCAGGGGATAAACCCTGTATTTCTCTATCACTTACATGTCTAAAGTCCATTATCACTGTGCCCAATGGAGAGCCACCCTCTAATCGATGCTCTTGACCAGTGTCGTCAACGACCATCATGCTTTTGAATTGCATTTCTTCATTGGGTATCATTAATGCGTTTTGGATTCTGATAGGGTGCTGTTCGGCTAATTGTGGATGAGATAATTCTTGAGCCTGTATAACTGGGAACATTGCTGAATTTGTAGTTTCAAAACTAAATCTTACATTTCCTAGTACCTTTTCACCCTCTAATAAATAAGAATCATCACTTTGCTTTCTGTTTACCCAAGGAATGGCTCCTAAGCCCCTTGCATTAGCGGCAGGCATAGTTAGGCTACCACCATCCATTCTCTTCCAAACAATGTGTTCTGCTGAAAAGTTACGAGCAGCCGATCGCTTGCTATAATAGCCAAATAATCCGGGATGCGGCATAGCGGTAGTCGCTGCTGCTGGATTTAGATAGTCTTTCAAACCACTATTACCTATACATTCTACACCGTTTGTTCCAAAGTTTTCATGGAAATTAGAACCTTTGACAACACTTTCATCCCAAAACAAATCACCAGTAGGGTACAAACAAGGATTTGCTTGCACCATATCGCCTGACTGTATAGTGCGATGCCATTGAGCATCTGAAGGTGCACTTCCTGTATTAGGGTAATTTGTGTTATTGAATGGTCTAGTAAATCCGCTATGCATCTGTGCTTCTACACGAGGTCCAGCGTTAGCGTAAGCCACATAGCGTGATTTGTTGTGAACTTTAGCAGTGTCCCATTGGACTGTACCGGCATGTAAGATGTTACCATTTTCCTTTGCCATTAACCAGTCGCCTGAACAAAGTATGCCATCTCTATCTGCTTTAGCAATAAGTGGCAATTCACTTTCATTAGTAATGGCGATAAGATGCCTTGAAGATAAACCGTTTACACAATAATCGGAGAATGTTGCTGTAGCGGTGTCACCAGTGCCTACAGGTGCAGATGATGCTAAACATGTTTCAGCAGCACCATATGGGTTGAAGCCGAGGAACGGGTGCCAAGCACCTAGTCCGGCAGGATATACACCTGAACCTATCTGAGTACCTGTGTAAGAATTCAGATAGGAATAAGCCTCACCTGCCCAACCTACTGCACCGATTGGCTTGGTTCTATCAACCGCATCAATTAGACCATTATAGTGTACTTGACACATGTGGTCACGAGCAGTAACAGAACTGTCGTTATTGTGACGATGGGTACCCGCTTTAGTCCAAACATACGCTTTGAAACTATTATCTACGGCAACATCTCTCATATTTTCAGGATTAGTTACATTGGAATTTGCAGCGCAATCATCGATTGAAATACGGGCATCATTTGAAGCGCCCCCTTGTATAACAATTATATCTTCACCGGATTCGTAACCTGAACCCGGATTAGTGATTACTATTCCCCCTGAAGGGCCACTAGGATCGATTTGGCCGGAACCAGTTACAGCAGTTATTTCCACAGTCAAACCAGTACCGGAACCTCCTGATGTAGCCAAACCAGCCGCTGTAGAATATCCACCACTTCCCGGATCTAAAATACTAATAACAGAAGGTGAACTCAATGCAGGGCTTTTACCAAGCGTGAAAGTAGTATTAGGCGCACTTACACTTTGACTAATATAAGGTGCGTACCCAGCAGTATTACCGTCACTAAATCTAAGCCAACCGTAATCGGGGAAAGTGGTGGCTGCGCTTGTGACTCTAACGCTAGCAGCAGTGCTTCCTGACTGAGCAGTGTATTGGTTTACTGCAACCTCTACCCAACCATACCTGTCCTGCCTGTGTGCATTTTGCATAGACGGAAGGAATGTACCACCGATTGCTTTGAGTGGGTCTTTGCCGGGGAATGTATTGATGGATGCACTGATGACTGCCCCTAACTCCTCTGCGTTCTGTACACGAGTAGCGTCTATCAGTACAACATTTTCGTCACTTACTTGATTATCAGGTGAGCCTCCATATTTACTAAGATATGCTTCGGCTAACAAGCCACATGGTCTAAATGCAGACACATTGTGTTTGTTAGTACCACCTGTGGCTAGCCTACCGTTTTCGATTGGATGCTTTGGATTGATATTGACATGGTTATCAAGGAAATGACCACCCGGATGATATCCTCCATCCATGTGCCAAATTGCAAACGCTTTCTTTGTTGCAGCATATGTACCAGTAGTTTGCAAAGAATTGCCAGCCAAATCAGTAAATACAGTGTTAAAAGGATGCGCTGTTGGTGGATATGTGAAATGAGGAACACTAAATAATGACCCTTCATAGTAGAATGCTTTGTCATATGTTTGTTCAAAACTATCACCACTACTAGTATGCACAGATACACTTGGGAATCCCTTGGTCGGCTCCCAGTTCATATCGTAATTAAACCCACTAAGTCTATTCTTTTGGAAGAAAGATGTCCTTGGCAAGTGAGCAGATGCAGCCAAAGTTCTATTGAATCCACTAACCGAATCGTCGCCATTTGCTAATTGATTAGGTAAGAAGGATTCATCACTAGCACTACCACCAGTTATGTAAATAGGAACAGCGCTGTAGCCATTACCTGTAGTCACTATGTTCGATCCTTGCGGTTCAAATGCAGCACTGTTGTGAGGGAAAGCCTGACCCGGACCAAACACCATATACACGGTTTGGTCATCTGTGTTTCCTGACGAACTATACCTAGCGTGAGGATGGGCAAATCGAAGTATAATCGGACTCGGTATGTTTGTCGACACTGTATTAGTACCGTCAGTATATGTTGTACCGGTAGCATGATTATTTGCACCTTTAGCCATATCAAATGTCAATATGCCATCTTGGTTAAACAGCGGAGGATTGTTTTTACCTTTGTGATTATCTAAATACGGGGTACCGGGGAACATAGCCAACATAGCATTCGTATCAAGTAAAGCATACGAGCCTGCGATTTCACCTACATTTTGTAATCCACATGAACCGGTTGGTCCGCTTGCATATGGGTGGGTATAGAATTCACCGTAGTCATTTTCAGTGCCGTCATTGATATCCATAACTACACCACTAAATCCGCCACCAAAGTACAGTGGTACCCAGTGGTCAGGGCTATCTCTACCGCCTCTGAAGTAAAGGAATGGGCTGGACATCTTGCTACCGGCTCTACGAATGCCATCTGTTTTCATACCGTTCTTGACATCGCCGTTTCGCATCAAAACTTCATCATCGCTGTCGTGGCAGTAAGAGGCGAAATTAGCACTAACACCTGTAGTTGCCCCATAACTAAGTTTAGTTTCTACATCTGCACCAACTTTACTAGTTACTTCTGCGTATTCTTCTGAGCCCCACCAAATTGTAAACCTTTCACCCCAACTGTAAGTATCATCCGAACCCGGCACACATATAGAGTAAAGGTAGGTATTGCTTGCGGTTGTTATTGTAGCCCCGTCATCAGTGGTCTTCAAAATCATAGGGCTGTCTACTTTTGGAATAATGTGGTCGCCCGCTACACTAGTGTAATTATCACCACGAAGATTTCTTTGCCATGTAGAAACATCAACCATGTTATTTTGACTGTCTACTAAGATCGGCGTAGCAGTGTTAGCATTGGTACCCTTGTAACGAGTAATAATGTGCAGAACAGTTTCAGGAATATAGCCTACATCTAAGCGTGTACCCGAATCTCTTTCATCATCAGTTAACCCACCAGTGTGCTTTGACGATACAGTAGCGTCACTACTCGCACCCTCCATTAAGCCCCAGTCTTTACTTCTTGTAACATTGAATAGTTTACTAAGTGGGATTCTATTCTTATTATTGACTTTGATTATGACGGCGTTGTCTTTTACACCCCACTCACCTAGAGTTTTACCATCAGGTGCAAACATATGCCTACAATCAAAATTACTTTCGTCGTTATTAGCAGGCATTGTCATCGCAAACTCAACTGCCGCTGCAATAACTTCGTCTGTGAGTACACTTGTGAAATTGATTCTTGGACTTATTACATAGTCAACGGAACTTATGGCACTTCCAAGCCCCCCTGTACACCCATAGAAAACATGAGGACCGGCCTTGGCATTGTGAGTCCGACTGGTGTATGAAATAGTTATACCTTTGTTAGCACCACCATCTGTTGTTAGTTGTAATAAACCTGACTCAGGGAATCCAAGATAGCCTAAGATGTCAGGATGAGACAGTGTACCACTTGTATCATAAGGTGCACTGAAGACCATCGTGAGTGTTTCTCCTGTACCTGCACTGTCATGAGTCAAACTTACTGAGCCGTGAATACCAACTGCAGGTGAAGGATAATTGTTCCAAAGGTTTCCTTTGTATTCTTTCTCTGTGCCACCAGTCTTTTCTCCACAGACCTCACCTTTACCAACCATATGCCTACCAATAGTAAATCCACCTTGTGCTACATCACTATCATTAAAGTAAATTACAACTTCTTCGTCAAATGTAGGCGGGACCATTGTTAAGTCATTTCCAAACGGCTTTCCACATTCTTTGTACACCATCCTGATTGTATGATTATCACCTCTATGATCTTCCAATCTAATACCGTATAAACTACCCTTACCAATATTAGCAGGCTTCATCTGCTCTTCAGGAATGTAGCCGGTTTTGTTTGTAGAAGTGTAAATTGTACTACCAAGCATGGCGGTGGCAGCGTTAGATGCATTGCCGTATATTGCTTTGAATCTGTCGTCGCCATCTCGACCCATACCCCATTTTCCAGCATTAGGTGCCCAGCCCGGTATACCGGCTTGTGTTAATCCACCAAAGTTGATACGGGCTTGTGCGGATGTACCTGTTCTCAATCCATCAACTAATGTAGAAGACGGACTTTTAGTTTCAAAGGATTCGTTGATTACAGTGTTTGAATTTCTACCCGAAGCACCTTCACGGAATGTGTCAGTCTTTTGAGTCGAGCCTGCAACTGTCTCCGGCCCTAAACTTAAATTGTTTTCAAATTCATCTAGTGTTTCTTCAGGAGGAATATATTCTTTCAAAGTAGTTATAGGAGCAAATGGTCTACCGAAACGATTGATTGGCATAGGGGCAGGGTGCATGTTTTCTCCAGTCATTTCATCCGGCTGACACCAATAGTTGCGGAATCTACCACCATGTCCGATTAAATATCTTGGTTGGTAAGGTGTCTGCGCACGACTGCTATCTAACCAAACGCAGAAATTACGACCTTCTGCACCCGGAACAGTAGAGTGAATGACAATTGAAAATCCTTTTTCCCCATTAGAATCTAATACTACACGACCAAGATGAGCGCGAACATACCCCATGTGGCTTCCTTTGTCGTGACTAGAGAAGCCTTTCTTTACATCCCAAAACGGAGCAGGATCGTGAGTAGAGCCAGTGCTTTCACCTAAGTGCCTTTCTTTTTCTCCTCTTGCATAAGTTCTGCCATTTTTAGCACCGGCTTGGTTAATTAAACGAACAACTTCACGAGCGGCTGACTCTATGTTAGTGAAACCTTTGTCTATAGAAATTTCACCAAAGTCAATTGTTAATCTTCTTACAAAGTCCATCTTTGTCCAGTGTTCTAAATTATTGAGCCTAGTTTCTTCGTGTCCACTTAAATCTAAAGCACTGTTCCTTATACCCTTTAATGCAAGGAAAGCAGGTATAGCGCGGGTACCGTCAGGGGTATCAAAGAATGTAGAGGCTTCTCTTGAATCTTTATCGATTTGCTGATGTAACAATACTGCATCATCTGAGTTTATTACGGCATCGTTAGTTCTAGGCATGCCGCCATTTGTTGTATAGTTTGTACCCACATCGGGGCTGTGTGGTGACAATATAGTGCCGGTACTAGCGTTCCATGTGCTCTTGTGGGAATACGCCGCTTCGATAAACTGTGACTTAGTAGATGCTGTAAGGTACTTGCTTTGGCTTGGGAAGCCGGATGCTACATCTATCCAAGAACCTGAATTGTCATCATTGTACACAATTGCACCAGTAGTTCCACTTGGGGCTGCTCCGATCTTAGTGGCATCAGCACTACTCTGAACTTGCATCCATAAATCTTGGAATGCAATAAACTCACGGTCATGTGCAACATCATACAGCAAAACACGAGCATGCTCGCTATCTGACTGATACGGGTCTAAATATGCAACAGTTGGTGCAAGTGTAGCAGACAGGCCTAGTGCTTCATAATTCAACTCAATTGTTTTGTTGACATGTTGCACAAAATTCTTTGCTGTTTCCACACAAGTATTACCAATCAAAAAGTTCTCCAAAGGTGTACTGCTTCTTGGGTTGGCATTCATGGCACCTTGACCACCATTGAAACCAGTCCAAACTTTACCTTCGTTTAGTGTGCCTCTGCTTTTACAGAATAAGCCTTCTATCGAATGAGGATTAGTGTAATGCATGTTCATCCAAACAGTGTCACCGTCACGCAATCCACCCGGAGCATAAGGATAAGCCCAAGATTTGTTTAGGAATACCCCTTCCTTTTGTTCAGGATAAATTGTGCTAGGGCTAGCATTCATATCTACAAGTGTAACTTCATCGCCTTCAGATGGAGTAAAGCCGGAATCTCTTTGTGCTAGAGTAAACACAGACCCTGCCCTTGCTTCATAGTGTGCGTAGTTCAAAGTACCACTAGCATTTCTGTAAGCCAATCTATAGCGATAGCCGCTATATCCACTTACTCCCTGTACATTTTCAGGGAAAAGACTTCCATCTTTTAAGTACAATATATTGAGTCCTGTATTTAGAGATTCAACTATACCTTTTGCTCTGCCACTTTGAATTCTGTCAAGGTGAGGATTGACACGAGGCCCTGCTCTGAACTCAACTGCACTGACATATTGCTTCATACCATAATCAACATTGCCACCTTGTGTCATTACATTGGAGCGGTCATAATAGAATGAGCGACGACCTTCATATCCGGCACTTTTGAGGAGGGGGTTGTCTGCAATCGGACTGTAATTCATATCTTGGTAGCCCGGCCCCGGAGTAAGTTGTACACCAACTGCGAACTCTTTGACGAAGTTTTTACTCATTGCCCAGTTACCACCAGCGGTTGCTGGCGCTGCTGCTGTAATTGTGTTATTAGTTAGATGAGGCGTACCTGTGTAAAGCACCCATTCTCCACTTGGTAAAAACGCTCTACGATACCTTGCACTACCATCTATACCTGCAACTGCAGTAGGGCCAGCAGTAGAGATAGGGAATATACTTGCATCCTCTACAGAAATTGTAGTTCCTGTAAATGGAGCAGTAATTTTAGTGCCTGTCCTATGAGTATTAGTTGCTATACTATACGAAAACGCACCGAATATCTCGGGATCTTGTGGTGTAATTTCCTCATGCCTTCTACCTACTGGGTTAGGTGCCCAGTTGCTAGCAGTTCTCGTTGCATCAACATGTATTTTCATACTGTTGTCAGGTCCGGGAAATACACCTCTATCTATGTCTTGGAAAAAGAAATCTTCAAACAATGGTATTTCTACTAATGCGCGAGTACTTGCGTACTGTGTACCTAACTGGTAATCGTGCTGAACAGTGTCAAGAGTTTGGAACAATCTATCGTTGATAGTGGTACCATCATTGCAAACAGACTCTTCAAGGAATTTATCATCAACATGTATATTGCCACCAACTATGTTTATGCTACCTACTCCATTAACCCAGTCTGTAAAGGTGTCCGCTTCACTACCGTCTGCAAGAATAAACTTACCAGTTCCCATTTGACTACCAATTGGGAAATTGAATAGCGTACCTGTTTTAGATGTGTACTCTGCAGATGCAAAGCGGACTGCATCATTTACATCAGTTCTTGGTAATTCAAGATAGATTTTACCGGCTTTAGGGAAGCAATATGTACCCCAAGATGCTAAATCAGTTGCACGATTGTTAAGAGGCGTTACTGTAATAGTACTGGCACTAGTATCAACAGCAGTACCTGATGTTACACAATCGCGCCTCGTACTCCAAGGCATTCTAGCAGTAGGGCTTGGGTTCCATGTTTCCTTTGTATTAATTGCACCCTGACCTGTGCCGCCAAGGGTAACGGTTACAACAGGTGCACCCGGCATTATCTCTTTGACTATATGTGAATCCGGGGCACCATCACCCTTTGCGCTAACACTTGCACTTGCAATATCAGATACAAGGCCATAGGCAAGCAAATTGGAATTGCCACTTTCATCATCATCAAAGGACAATACTCTTCCCCTTGAAATCAAATATTCGATCGAAACTTCATTAGCGGTACCCTCTTCCGCACTTAATCTACAAAGTTGAGTAAATCTCCTTCTATCACTTGGTTGAATAGTCAATGTTATTTTGTTACCTACCGATTCATGTTCAATGATATCAAATATTTCATGAATAGCACTAGATTGATTTACGCTACCTATTCCTAACTCTACTGGGCTGCTATACAATTCTTCATTGTCATGTAGAAATGTTGCAGTTCCTCCGCCACCCGATACCCTTAGTGTTGTTTCAGTAACAGCGTGATTAATTGTACCAACGATTGTTCCATCGGCTCTGTAAATTATATCTCCATTCTTAAATGCGGTTCTTGCATCAGTTCCATCTACTGTCAATGCAGTAGTAGTGCTAGCAGCATATCCCCCACTATTGTTAATGACTACACCAGTGCCTACGCGACTATTTAGAATTGAGAACTGCCTTATGGTGTCTTCTCTTTTATCTAAGTTCAATTCGTAGTCAACAGGGCCTATTATCAGTCTATTAAATTGAGACTCCTTTGACGATAAATTGGAATTAGATAAAGCAATTGCTTGAGGAGTTTTCATAGGCGGGTCAGTAGCCACTAATGGTAAATGATTTTGAGGACAAAGTGTGAAGTCCAACTTAGGCTCAGCAACTAGGCCTTCCTCTGTATCTCCTTCTAAATCACCTGATTTGAATGGAAGGTTTTCAGACATATCTAATACGATTTTACCTCCCGGCGAGTAAATATCCAAATCCCCTGCATCTAACGCAGTATGAATAAGATCGAGAATTGATGTGCTACCGCCATCTACTATTGTACTTACATCAGGTACAGTCTTAGTAACCATTAATGACGGGCCACGCATTTTTAACTTTACAATTGCACCAGTAGTGTCTATTGCTTGGAAACCGGAATCTGTATTAGCACTAAATGTAATTTTTTTGTCACTGTGATTTAATGTTGCAGTTATCGCAGGGTCAGTAGTGGCAGGTACACCATTAATCGATATATCCACCGCTCTTAACACAGCACCATTTTTACCAAAAGACTTGATACTTTGTAACTTAATCACTGTGGCTGTGCTTGTAAAAGATGAATCTATTCTTGAAACCGCTGCATGTGGAAAATTGGTAGGGTGATGACAAACGGCATTATAATGCAATTGTATAAACGGCGCGTAATTGTAAGTAGACAAAGAAGGTAAGTTTAGAATAGCAATTCTGCTTTCCGAAGAAGGAACTAAATGCCTCATAGTTTCAGCAGCATCGCTGTTGACTCTTTCACTTCCTATAGATTTGAGGCTAAATAAATCCGAATCAAAATTGTCACCACCTATACCTATGATGCCTCTTTTGTCATCCGATATATCGCTCATGCCGTTTTCTATAACTTGACTAACAAATGTTCTATCAGAAATTGCTTCTATTCTTAACGGCCCATAAGAATCGTAAACGGAAACTTTAGAATTTAAGGGAACGGTCCCCTTTATGTCTGAGTACTGTGAAGAGTATGATGCTGAAATAACATCAGCAGAAGCATCTAATTTTTTATCAACAGATACATCAGATGCAGGTGGCAATAGTCCCATAAATGGATGGCTTTTGACATGATTCAAAGTATGCCTACCTGAATGCCCTATGTAAAAACCATCGCCGGGATTAGCAGAAGATGCTGAAAATTTATTGTAAGTATCAGAATCTATAGCCATACTCATAGAGAACATTATACCATGGTTTTCGTAAATGCTTTCATCTATGCAGACCTGACCTTGCCTATGAGAAAACTGTGTACCGCTACCCTGTGGTTGGAAGTCGTTACCATTTCCTCCATCTACTATACAGTCTCCAGTTACGACAACGAATATACCTGCGTCGTGAGCCTGTAGTGCCCCTCTTCTGCCGTTTGATGTAGCACTAAAATCAAGATGAATGGACTCTACAGTAATTGTACCTGCACCACCATTTATTGCCATTAAACGCAAACGCTCAGGTGCTTTAGCAGTAGGCTTACCTGTCGTTGAACTGTAACCTAGAGGGTTGACAATTATGTTGTAGGGTACTTTAGGAATAGTAATATCGCTAGATGATGTTGCTGTGTACTTTTTTACGGTATAAGATCCATGCGAATTATATGGTGACTCGGTTGCAAAGTCTATGAATGTTTTTGTCGACGAACCTGACAATTCACTTGCTAAGGCTTTAGCAGCAGTCGCACCTATAGTAATTGTAGAATTAGCACTGGTTGATGCTGAAATCGATGGGGTAACGACCTGCGTAGTAATCGGCTCAATTGGCTCTTCAAAGCGCCAAAGGCCAATGGTATCATCACTCTTTACCGGTGCAAAGAATGCCCTACCTGATTGCTTTACACCTTTAGACAGATGTATAGTTTCGATTGTGCCACGGTATTCTCCTCCTCTGCCACCAAGGTACATATTAGAAGGGTTGAGAACGATTTGTTGTGCCTCATCGAATTCCTTTGTCACTACTAAGTCACCGTTGATGTGCATTGATATGCGACGACCACTAAATGTAACAGTTACATTCAATAATTCTCTATGTCCATCATTTAAAGCAGTGGAATCGTTAACAGCAGCATCGGTAGAAACATCAGAATTATGCAAATCTAAATTTGGTGTTGGGAAGCAAATCCCATCCCAATAAGCCAAATCGCCATCAGGCATGTGTACGGGCCTTGCACTGCTAATAGAGCACACACTAGATGTACCTGCTGCTACATTTTCTAAATTGATTTCAAATGTTGCAGGTGCAGGACTAGAAGGCGAACCTACAATTAACCTCATGACATTTTCATATTCATAGACTACACCCCCGCAATCAGGTACTATCCAAGTTTCTAATGTGAATGAGCGCAAAACATTAGGTAGGGCCTTGTACCCCTCTTCGCTTTTACCATGCACTACATTCAAATTAGGAGGAACTAACACACCGTCGGTAATACCGTTGAAAGACAAAGCAAATCCGGGATCTATTACTATGCTCATTTTCACACCCCTATAACAAAGTCAGACGCTAATAACCTCAAATTAAATGCGTAGTAATTGTTGCCAGCATCATAGCGTACATGAAACTTTTCAGGAATAATCCTCATGCCTGCTTCATTACCATGTGGTTCTGAATACAAAGTGATAAATCCGTCAACTATTAATGACCCAATAAACTCACCTAACAAACCAACAGCGTCAACAACATCATCAACTACACCTAAACCTATAGATTCAAGCCAAGACTCCTCTGCATCGTCAGGTCTATCTCCTCCTAATTCTGATGGTAAGGTAGCAGGTGTCATTTTACGAGATGCCGGTATTGTATTGTTCACGGAACCCTTGTCAGCAAGACTTTGTTGTCCAAAAGTTAAGAAGAAATTCCTAGCAGTAGGTGTCACTGCGTCACTTTGTATAAGGCTGTCATATGGTATCTGAATACCTCTAATTAAATCTCTATCCTTGTTAGCGTTAGATATAATTCCCATCAAATCTTGTACTTTATCGCCAGCAGATTTACCTTTATTGCTAACACCCGAAGTATGGTCATTGGTACCATCCATAAAGTACTCAAATCTCGCTAATTCTGTTCCTTGAGTAACACCACCTATGTAAGAATTTATTCTATTACTTTCTTTAATTTTATTGCAAGGAGTAATTGGTCTAGCCAAATAACCATTGTTGTAAACTCTACTAAGAGAACTACTAAGGGGTGTAGTTTGATTGAGAGGAAGGTCTTTTTGTGTAACTAACAACATCGGTCCATTCCTAGTTACATCAAAAGTACCTGCTAAAGTAGTAGCACTACCTGCGTCTGAAGAAGTAAGTGCACCATAAAACATTGCACTATCTGTTAATTTAAGAGCATACTCTACAATTGCTGCTAATGCATTTGCAGGACTATTGTTGTAAGCATCTGCAGCATAAGCAGTGATTTGCCCTATTGGTACATTGACGACTACAGGTGGTCCGGTAAGACAACTTGTCAAATTACCATTCCTATCGAATCTTTGTTCATGAGAACTTTTCTGTGTGACACTAGGGTATTGCCCAGTTAATGGTCCACTTTGAAATGTACTATGCGCGGGTGTATCTGGATCAAAATTCAAATAAATCCACGAACTACTCGTCTTCGATGCTTTCCAAAAATTAGGTTTAAATCTCAACCTTGTGTTTCTAAAAGTCTCTTCTAAAGGGGGGACACCATATGCACTTATGAAATAAAAATGTTCTTTAGTTATTGGAATTTCAACTCTATCTAATTCAATGGTTGCTATCTTTTCAGCATCTGAATCCATATCTCCGTCTATAATACCCCCAACTAAACCTGTTGGGCCCCAAAGTGAACTTCGAGGATAAGATAAATCAGTTCCGTCTGCTAAATCTACCTGTATACCTTCAGATATAGTAATCGTGTCACTAACAATATTAGTCACAGTTCCAATATATGTGCCATCATCTTTAGTTAATCTTTGCCCAATAAACATAGCACTTGCGTCATCAACTTCAATGCTAGTCACCCCAGCACTATATGTACCACTGCTAGGGTGGTCTACATCTGCACCTGTGTCTTCTACATGCTTTCCTATGTATGCAGTAATACTAGGGTCGTATGTGTCGCCGAAAGCATCTATTGGTGTATTCTTTATGTCTACTACCGTTTTGTCATCAGTAATCGCAATATCATCAATATCATTTCTAAGTCTAGTTCTTAACCAATATTCATTCGACATAGGCACTATGTCATCAATATGGAGCAAAGGTGTTGAATTGATTTTAGTAGGCATGTTAGATGCAAAATTGATACCAATTGCCCCACCTTGGTTAATGTTAATTTTACTATCTGATTCAAAAGTAACATCATCATCAACCAATATGCCACCTATCTCTATACCAATCGTAGGTATATT